TACTAACTCCCATTCAAGAGAACTGGTTTGGATGATATATCTAAACGACATGCCCGAGGGAGAAGCAGAAACTGAGTTCTTGTTCCAACACAGAAAAATCCGTCCTACACAAGGAACTGTAGTTATATGGCCTGCTGGAATGACTCATGTACATAGAGGGCTCACTGTTTATACACAACCGAAATATATTGCCACAGGCTGGTATCATAAAACCAATTGACATCTTGTTGAATTTAATGTATAATATCAGCATGAAGATAATTTTTTACACAATTAAATGGCAGCAGTCTTACCATAACTGGGAACCCTTCGAGTTGCCAATTATTGACTTTACAGAAGCAATGGCTGTTATTAATATGATCAAGGAAAAGCGATGACTACTACAGCAACATCTTGGATAATTACTCTGGAAGAAGATCCTGAAACCAAAGAACTGCTACTTCCTATACCCAACGAAATCCTAGAAATGAAACAGTGGAAAGAAGGAGACACACTAGATTGGTCTGACAACGAAAATGGTTCGTGGACTCTATCGAAAGTTGAAAAGTGAATAACGATAGGGTATTTTTTGGCACCGTACTAGCTGTGCTTGCGTTATTTTGTGGGCATCCTGGTTGGGCTTTTTTAATCTTTTTGATTGCGGTATCATGACCAAACGAATCGGTTTTGCTTGTAAGTGGTTAGATGATGCTACTGAAGTAAAGGGCATGAAGGTCAATGCTGCCAACAGAGAGCTAAATGGTCGTAGTACTACCATGCGGTGGCTGCGCGAACATCCGTTGGAAGCTGAACAGCGTCAATGGGACATTATGAATCACAATACTGCTGCTGCAGTAAAAATGATTGAGCGTGTGGCTCAACTGCCGCCCGAGCGCAGAATGGTGCGTATTGGATCAGAAATGCTACAAGGCTATACTGAGAAAGATTGGATTGTGTGGTGGCAGCGTAGAGAAGTTCAAGACCATCTTGAAAAAATCTTTGCTCCTATTGGTGAAACTGCTAGACGATTGGATGTGCGACTCAGTTTCCATCCTGGACAGTTCTGCGTGTTGGCTAGCGAAGCTGAAGAAATAGTAAATAGAAGCGTGGAGGAGTTTGAATATCATGCTGACATGGCTAGGTGGATGGGTTACGGAAAAACCTTTCAGGACTTCAAGATCAATGTACACATCTCGGGTAAACGCGGCCCGGACGGTATTCGCGCTGCCCTCCAGCGACTTAGCCCTGAAGCAAGAAACTGTATCACTATTGAAAACGACGAGATGTCATGGGGAGTTGATGCCAGCCTCGAACTTGTCAAAGACTGCGCCCTTGTGCTTGACATACACCATCACTGGATCCGTACAGGAGAATACATCAGTCCCAAGGACGATAGAGTTTTACGCCTGATTGATTCGTGGCGTGGTGTAAGGCCAGTATGCCATTACAGTGTATCAAGAGAAGATGTACTCATTGATCATGCACTGGATATCGTACCCGATCATGCAGCTCTGCTGGAATCAGGTTACAAAAAACAAAAGATGCGGGCACACAGTGATTGGTACTGGAATCAGCCAGTGACTGACTGGGCACTGAGCTTCTGGGAGCACTTTGATATCATGTGCGAAAGCAAGGGCAAGAATTTGAGTAGTGCTCAGGTATACAATCGAGCACTGGAACTTGAACTGCTCAAACAGTCCAAATAATTAAACTTTCTTCGACTTAGCAGCAGCTTTAGGAGCCTTGGCTTTGGCCGGGGCTTTTTCTTTGGCCGCTGGCGCTGCTTTAGGAGCACGTGGCTTACGTGCTTTTTTCTCAGGTGCTACTTCTACCGCTGCCGGTGCTTGTTCAGTTGCCGGTGGCACATACAACAATGTAGTAACGGCCGGTGCTGCTTCGGGAACATATGGAGTTGGTATCATTTGTTCCTTTGGAGGTTCCATAACAACCATAGTCTCTGTAACTGACTCAGGCATCTTTGGTGTGGTCACTGCATCTAGTGGATGAGCGAATTTGCTTTCAGGTTTCTTTCCGGTAAAGAATTCTTTGATCTTGTTTAGCATTTTTTTATTTCCTTTTAGAAAAATGTACGTTTATTTAACCTCGCATAAATACCTGTGCAAAAAACATTTCTTATAATAGATGGAGAGAAATATGCCCAACAATATAGTAGCAACTTCAACTATCGAAGAATTTGAGGAAACAGACGAATTTGGCAAGGATGATTTTGGATTTATCCTAGGACCAGATGGAGAATTAAAATCAATAATGATACCCGAGGATCATGTTGGTGAGTTTCCTGATGAAGTCACAATGATCTTAAACATATACGGTATCAATAACATCAACGAATTGAATAATAGACGTCTACATTAACCTAGTAGATTTTGGTAAATATCTCTATAACATGAGGTTTATAGAGAAAAAGCATGCCTGCCGCACCAATACAGCCACCAGTATTTCTTAATGGAACTGATCTAGGTACCATAAAAGAGGGAGATAATAGAATTATCTCTGTCGCTGCCCACGATCCTGATCCCTACACCGGCGAAACTCTAACATATTCAATAGTACCCGGACTGTCAGTCACAGAACAACTTCCTCCTATATTGACATTGGACACAGGATCAGGCTACATTTATGGTTCTGTTTCTACACAGACCAGTTTCCTAAAAAAATATTCTCTCAAAATACGTGCCACGAAAACTAATATATACGGTACCAGTTCATTTACAGTTACAAATATATTCAATTTATCAGTAAGAAATTCCGATAACTCTACGATAACTTGGACTAATCCGCCATTCTTAGGAACATTAACACAAGGTTCATTCAGCGACCTTAGCATATCTGCTGATACCAATATAAGTGTATATGATCTACGATATAGAGTAGTAGGATCTCCATACGATCTACCGCAAGGGCTAACTCTAAATACATCGGGTAATATTGTGGGAGTTGTTGAAACTTCTGGAATATTTACTGCCACAGTTGTTGCCAGTACCTCTACATATTTCGATGATCCATATATGTTTGGACCGGTTTATCCGTATCCTTTTTCCACGCAGACGATCACTATCAATGTTCTTCCACGAGCAATACCCATCACCAATATATACGCAACACCGCTCATGCGTCTTGAAAGCCGTCGTCGTTATCAAAAGTTTATAACAGATAAATCTATATTTGTGCCGGAAATGATTTATAGAGCTGACGACAGTAACTTTGGAGTACAGGAAAAAATAAAAATGAATTTAGAATTTGGAATACAAAAACTAAATTTACAAGACTACTACTCTGCCTTGATGGAAAACTTCAATAGACGAAGATTAAATTTTGGTACAGTCAAAGTTGCCAGAGCCATAAACGATCAAGGTCGTTATGTGTATGATGTTGTATACGTTGATATAATAGACGATATCGAAGGGGCCACACAGACTATAACTATAAATTCTTCTACGTATTTTCCACCTAGTGTGGAAAATATGCGCTATAGATTAGAAAACATACAGGTCGGCGGCGATGTGATTGGTATTGATACCAACAATTTACCTAGATTCATGAATACTGCTCAACAGAAAAATTATCTTCCACTGGGATATGTAAAAGTTGTAGTATTATGCTACACACTACCAACCTTGGGAAATAGAATATTGGCCCGCATACACTTATCTAAATTTGATTTTAAAATACTTGACTTTGAAATAGATAGATTGGTTATAGAAAATACCCTAGATAATTCATCAAATCAGTATCTTCTGTTTGGGAAAATAGAATAGCATGTCCTGGTTCTATCAAAATAAATATATAATTAATAGGTAATCAAAAATGGCAACAAGACCGCTCGTAACCTTCCTACCACAATTAACGAATCCCACCGAAACAGAAACTCGTATTGTTGTACAAGATTCTGGCGTAAACCAATATCTAACAGTAGGAGTTGCTCGAACACTGCTAGGATTAGGCAGTGCTGGTCCATCTGGACCGGCTGGTGTTTCGGGACCTACAGGGCCATTAGGACTAGTAGGACCAAGCGGGCCAATGGGACCTAGTGGAGTTAGCGGACCTTCGGGTCCATTGGGTGTTAGTGGCCCAGTAGGACCGTCTGGAGTGAGCGGACCTCAGGGACCTAGAGGAGTAAGTGGTGCTCAGGGCAATGCTAGTTCAGTACCTGGACCACAAGGCCCACAAGGAGTCGTAGGCGTAAGTGGGCCAAAAGGACCTCAAGGACCTCAGGGACCTAGCGGTGCTGTTAGTACCATAAGTGGCCCGCAAGGGCCAATAGGACCAAGCGGCGGCCCAAGCGGACCAAGCGGGCCACAAGGACCAATTGGATTGTCAGGCAATAATGGAAATATAGGGCAGGATGGTGCCACAGGTATACAAGGTCCCCAAGGACCAATTGGGCCGCAGGGACCACAAGGAGACATTGGTCCACAAGGCCCTAGCGGTGGCCCAAGTGGACCGCAAGGACCGATTGGCCCGCAAGGACCTGCCAGTACCATAAGCGGACCACAAGGCCCAAGCGGAGTACAAGGACCGCAAGGACCACAAGGTGCCACTGGACCACAAGGACCAGCTGGTACATCAGTAAAAATCAATGGAAGTATTGTTTCTGCTACAACATCTAATTTTGTCACTATAGATCCTAGTCCTGTAGCAGGAGATGGATATATCGCCGAGGATACCGGCCACCTTTGGGTATATGTTGGGCCCACATCCGATCCTTATGATGGATTTGCTGATGTTGGATTGATAAGGGGCCCTAGTGGACCTCAAGGTACTATAGGAGCAACCGGACTGCAAGGACCTAGAGGATTGAGTGGACCTCAGGGACCATCAGGCACAAGTGGCGGCACTGGAAATGCCGGATTAACAGGGCCCCAAGGACCAACTGGACCGGCAGGTGGATCAGGAACTATTGGAGCAACTGGTCCTCAAGGTCCATCGGGCCCTGGCGGGGGATCAGGAACTATTGGAGCAACTGGTCCTCAAGGTCCATCGGGCCCTGGCGGGGGATCAGGAACTATTGGAGCAACTGGTCCTCAAGGGCCATCGGGGCCGCAAGGACTAGGTGGTATACAAGGGCCACAAGGACTACAAGGTCCTATTGGCAATCAAGGTCCAGCAGGTGTTGCAGGTGCTATCGGACCGCAAGGGCCTGTAGGAAATTCAGGATCCCAAGGAACTGCTGGCGCAGCTGGTCCACAAGGAGTAGCTGGTCCACAAGGACCAACTGGACCAACCGGAGGAGCAGGTACTATAGGAGCAACCGGACTGCAAGGACCTAGAGGATTGAGTGGACCTCAGGGACCATCAGGCACAAGTGGCGGCACTGGAAATGCCGGATTAACAGGGCCCCAAGGACCAACTGGACCGGCAGGTGGATCAGGAACTATTGGAGCAACTGGTCCTCAAGGTCCATCGGGACCTGCTGGCGCAAATGGCGGAGCAGGAACTACCGGAGCAGCAGGACCAGCTGGTGCTCAAGGTAATCAAGGACCTGCTGGAGCAGCCGGTCCACAAGGAGTAGCCGGTCCACAAGGACCACAGGGGCCGCAAGGAGCACAAGGCAATCAAGGACCACAAGGACCACAAGGTCCTATTGGCAATCAAGGTCCAGCAGGTGTTGCAGGTGCTATCGGACCGCAAGGACCGCAAGGTGTATCAGGGTCACAAGGACCTCAAGGGCCTGCCGGGGCGGCAAGTACTTTGCAGTTAAACACTGTAGCACAAACAGCCAATAGTAATTATTATCCAACATTTGTAAGTAACAACAATGCCAATGCAACTGCTATGAGTTTTTATACCACCAGTAGCTTCTATATTAATCCATCCACTGGTGCTGTATCTATACAAAATAAGAATCCTCTGGCCTCATCGCAGCTGATATTTGGCAACAACGCCGCAAACTCTATTAGTAGAATTACATTATTCGGTAGTGGCCAAGTGGCCGATTTCTACAATCGAGCTCCAAATGCCACATATATAAGCAACGGTAGCTCACACATCGCTATAGCAACTGAATCAGTATACCCATTAATATTTGGTACCCTTAACACAGAACGTATGCGTATTGACTCCACCGGTACTGTTGGTATTGGAACTGCTACACCAGACGTATATACCGACAGTCAAGGAACAACATTAGTGGTTGGTTCAGTTCGTAATTGGGCAACTATTCAAGGTAGAACTGATGGACCATCTGGGGTGGGCAATGGTGTTTCTATTGGTGGTTCTTATCAAAATAATCCTATAAATGGAGCAAGAATATTTTTAGGGGCATCGGGCGTTCCAAATGGTCAGCGTGGTCAGATTCTGTTCTACACAAAGTATTTAGATGACAATACTTCCCAACCAATAGAACGTATGCGTATTGACAGTCTTGGTAATGTAGGTATTGGTACTAATTCGCCGTTATCCAAGTTAGACGTATATACTACCACTGCCGGTTCTAACACCGGTGTTCTTAAATTATACAACGAAAGTTCCGACCGATACACTGGAATAGATTTCCATGGAACAACATCGGAAACATATAATAGACTAGCGCAGATAACTGTACAGGTCTCAAATGGCGGAACCGGGGGCGGCGCGGCTATCAGTGGAGATATTATTTTTAGAACAAGTAATCAAGCGTCAAATAATCCTACAGAAAAACTACGTATTGCGGGCAACGGTGTAGTCACAATTGGCGCTGTTGCTCAAACCAAAGGAAATCTAAATCTATATAGTCCTGCAAATACGCAATTAAATTTATATCTGACTAAAAGTACGCAGGTAGAAGGTTATATTGGATTTAATGCTTCCGATGATAATTTTTATTTCGGCTCTGGTAACTCTTTTTCATCATACGGTGTTTATCTACCAAATTCAGTTAACAGTTGGAGTTCTGTTTCCGATGAACGTCTAAAAGAAAATCTCATACCAATCACTGATGCGGTAACAAAAGTATTAAGTCTACGTACAGTTACCGGCAACTTTATTTCAGATGAAAATAAAAAATCAAGACCATTCCTTATTGCTCAGGATGTTCAGAAAGTATTACCAGAAGCGGTTAGTATCAGTGTTAGAGAAAATATAGAATATCTTGGTATTGCATATTCAGATACTATTCCATTACTGGTTGCTGCAATTAAAGAGCAGCAAGTACTTATTAGCACCTTGACTGCCCGTGTTGCAGTACTTGAATCAACAGCAGGATTATAAAATAAAATGGCAATACGACCCCCATCAATTGATGCTCTAACAAATTTGTTAAATCCTTCCCAGTCGGAGACTCGACTGGTTGTTCAGGATTCTAGCATTGTTCAATATATCACAGTAGATCAGGCTAGAACATTATTAGCTGCTGGTCCAACTGGTCCTAGCGGTCCTGCAGGATTTACCGGAGCAACTGGTCCACAAGGGCCAAAGGGTGATTTAGGACCAACTGGTCCACAAGGTGTACAAGGACCCAGTGGTCCATCAGGGCCGGTGGGCCCACAAGGAGCAACTGGAGCAACTGGAGCAACAGGACCTGCTGGAGCAACTGGGCCAAGAGGAATAACCGGATCTACAGGTCCACAAGGACCAATTGGAGCAACTGGACTGCTAGGACCACAAGGCGTTCAAGGACCGCAAGGAGTTCGAGGATCTACTGGCCCTAGTGGACCTACTGGATCTGCTGGTGGAGCAACTGGATCTACAGGATTAAGTGGGCCATCTGGAGCACAAGGTAATCAGGGTCCTATAGGATTCACAGGACCAGTTGGCGCGACAGGTCCTCAAGGACCACAAGGACCGCAGGGACCAATTGGCGCGGCCAGTACCGTAAGCGGACCTCAAGGACCTAGTGGTGGGCCAAGTGGGCCGTCGGGCGCAACCGGAATACCCGGATCTACAGGTCCACAAGGACCAACTGGACCAGCAGGCGCAGGAAGTGTAATAAGTGGACCGCAGGGACCACAAGGACCAGCAGGGTCAACTGGACCAGCAGGCGCAGGAAGTGTAATAAGTGGACCGCAGGGACCACAAGGACCAGCAGGGTCAACTGGCCCAGCAGGATCATCCGGACCGCAAGGCCCAGCCGGCGGACCTACTGGACCGCAAGGACCGACTGGACCGCAAGGTAATACAGGAGCAACAGGACCAGCCGGCGGACCTACTGGAGCAACAGGTATAGGCGCTACTGGAGCAACAGGGCCAACGGGACCAATTGGTCCAGCCGGCGGACCTCAAGGACCTCAAGGACCGGCAGGACCTGCCGGGTCTGCTAGTACCGTATCCGGCCCAGCAGGACCAGCTGGAACATCGGGTGGAGTAGGCGCTACCGGAGCAACAGGACCAACAGGACCTGCTGGTCCTCAAGGAAATGCCGGTTCAGTAGGAGCAACAGGACCAACAGGACCACAAGGCCCAACAGGTAATCAGGGTAATGTAGGACCCAGCGGACCGCAAGGACCAACAGGCCCGGCCGGTGCGCAAGGTAACCAGGGTACGCAAGGTAATCAGGGTACGCAAGGTAATCCGGGACCACAAGGACCAACTGGACCGGCTGGAGCTCAAGGTACGCAAGGTAATATAGGACCAGCCGGACCAGCCGGATCACAGGGTACTCAGGGTAATACTGGACCTGCCGGTCCAGCAGGAGCTCAAGGTAATCAGGGTAATACTGGACCTGCCGGTCCAGCAGGAGCTCAAGGTAATCAGGGTAATCAAGGTAATCAAGGTAATCAAGGACCGGCAGGAACTGCCGGAGGTGTAACTGTAACTGTTGTTACCAGTTCAGGTACATTCACAATACCAACAGGTATTACCAAAATGAAAGTAACAGTAGTAGGCGGCGGAGGTGGTGGCGGTGTAGGTACATCCAGGTCAGTAGGCGGCCAAAATGGCAACACAATATATACAGCTGGTGCTGGCGGTGGTGGAGGTGGTGCAGCAATTAAATGGTTATCGGGATTAACACCCGGTAATACATTATCTGTAACAGTGGGCGCTGCGGCTGGCGCATCTAGCGTTGCGTCGGGTTCACAATCAATTTCGACTGTTAGTGCTACCGGTAACGGAGGAAATGGTTCTGGAGGAGATTTAAATATTAAAGGTGGGAGCGGCGGCACTGGGGTTGGAGGTTCTTTTGGCGGCACCGGAGGCAGTTCTATATTAGGCGGTGGTGGTGCTGGCGGTACGAGTGCTGGTGCCGCAGGCGGCGGTTACGGTGGTGGTGGCGGAGGAAGTTCAGGTCGGGGCAGCGACTGTGGTGCTGGTGATGAACCAGGTGGCGCAGGAGCACCTGGTGTGGTTATATTTGAGTATTAAGGATTGGAATAATGAAATATGCATTAATTTGTCCTAATGAGCCTGTGTTAGATGGGTATCGTGTAGCACAGGTTGAAAAATTTACGTTTCCTGTAGGTGATCCAACTTACTGGACAGAATGTGCAGATGATGTAGTTGCAGACTATTGGTATTTTAAAGATGGCGAAATTACAAAACGTACGGACATTTCAATAAACAACGGTTTACAGAGTTTCTAATGATTACCATCGGCCCGTCACACACTTTCAATTATGGTCAAGCATCTTTCAATGTTTACCATGCCAATCGAGGTGAAGGATTGGCCAAACACGAGCATACATTTGCTCATGCTACAATATGCAATGCCGGGAGTTGTATTATACGCAAAGAAGGTCGTGAAAAGATTATCAATAAGTACACACAACCAATTGATCTTGCAGCCAATGAATGGCACGAAATTGAAGCATTAGAAGATGGTTCAGTTTTTGTTAATATTTTTACAATTGAGTAATAATATACGCATATTTCGTACAGGATGTTCATAACATATCTAAGGCATAAATATTCCAATAAGCCTTAATTAAAATGACATCACGCCTTGATTTATCATCATTACCCCCTTTAGTCAATCCTACAGAGTCGGAAACTCGTATTGTTGTACAGGATTCTAGTGTTTCACAAACACTAACTGTAGCACAGGCCAGGGTTTTAATAGGAGCAGGACCCACTGGTCCAAGTGGACCAATCGGAGCAACTGGCCCTCAAGGACCCGACGGATTGAGTGGACCACAAGGACCACAGGGTTTTATAGGACCGCAGGGATTTTCCGGGCCGCAAGGACCTAGCGGAGTTCAAGGACCGCAAGGCAATATAGGTTCCACAGGCGCAACCGGACCTAGGGGTGCTACTGGTATTCTCGGTTCTACAGGAGCAACTGGACCTACGGGACCAAGCGGAGCAACTGGACCAAGGGGACCGCAGGGCCCAAGCGGTGTACAAGGACCACAAGGACCGCTAGGTGCCACAGGACCAATGGGACCTACAGGGCCAAGTGGACCAGGAAGTTCAACAAGCGGACCTCAAGGACCACAAGGGTTGAGCGGACCTCAAGGACCACAAGGAGCAACTGGACCACAAGGACCACAGGGCGTAAGTGGGCCACAAGGAGTTCGAGGTTTACAAGGACCACAGGGATTATCAGGACCGCAAGGACCCAGTGGAGGGCCAAGTGGCCCACAGGGTCCAATAGGAGTCAGTGGACCATCGGGGCCAAGTGGTCCAATGGGACCACAAGGACCTAGCGGAATACAAGGAATTAGTGGACCGCAAGGACCTGCCGGTACAGGAATACAGATCAAAGGAACTGTGGCATCTGCTACAATATCTAATCTTCAAGCAGCAGATCCTACCCCAGTTGCTGGAGATGGATTTATAGCAATCGATACTAGTCATTTATGGGTTTATACTGGTACAGGGCCTGTGGCAGGATTTATTGATGCTGGACTTGTAAGAGGACCTAGCGGACCAATGGGACCACAGGGACCGCAAGGTGTAAGTGGGCCAGTAGGATCAAGAGGAGCAACAGGAGCAGCAAGTACGATTCCTGGAGCAACAGGACCAACAGGTCCAGTTGGACCGCAAGGACCCAGTGGAGGACCCAGCGGGCCGCAGGGAGAAATAGGACCAAGCGGATCAGTTGGCGCAACTGGACCACAAGGTGTACAAGGACCCAGTGGTGCTACTGGACCACAGGGACCAAGAGGTAGTCAAGGATTAAGTGGACCACAAGGCCCTCAGGGACCACAAGGCCCTCAGGGACCACAAGGCCCTCAGGGACCACAAGGTGCGACAGGACCACAAGGAAATATTGGAATAGGACTGCAAGGATCAACTGGACCAAGCGGACCACAAGGTCCTAGTGGTGTAAGCGGACCACAAGGACCAAACATTTCTGTTGGGGCTAATCAAATTTTATATAGTGTAAATGGATCAAGCATTACCGGAGATGCAGGCCTTACTAGAACATCAACAACATTACAAGTAGGAACTGGAAATTCCGACGGATACCTACATGTGTATAATGAGGCTACTTTTGAAAATAATATCAAATTGATCAGTGGTAGTATATTTTTTAGTACTGATGCTAGTTATTATCTTCAATTCTCAGGAGGCAACTATAAATTAGCAACAGGTGGTCTACGTGTTGACGGAGCAATAGAGACAGGCGGTGACGTTACAGCATTTTCATCCTCCGATCTTAGATTAAAAAATAATATTGAAAAAATTACCAATGCGCTCGATAAGGTTCATGGTCTGGATGGTGTTACTTATAATTGGAATGAATTAGCCGTGGATAAAGATTCCACACAACGTGAAGCTGGATTGATTGCTCAGCAGATTGTCGAAGTACTGCCCGAAATATCAACTACAAGAACCGACGGATATCTAGCAATTAAATATGAAAGAGTCGTACCATTACTGGTAGAAGCCATTAAAGAACTTTCCAACGAGGTTAAAGAACTCAAAAAAAATCTTTCTATTAAATAGTAAAATATATGACAGCACGTTTAGACCTTACCTCGTTACCGCAATTAATAAATCCAACCACAGCTGAAACTCAGTTTGTGGTTCAAGATTCTACGGTAGCACAATATATTACCGTTCAACAAACAAAAGATTTAATCGGTGCTGGTAGCCAAGGACCGCAAGGACCAGTAGGCGAAACAGGGCCTTCCGGAGTAAGTGGACCACAAGGACCAATAGGACCGGTAGGACCGCAAGGACCAGTAGGTCCAACTGGACCAACGGGAAATCAAGGACCGCAAGGTGTTACCGGATCAACCGGACCAACAGGACCGTCCGGAAGCCAAGGGCTTAGAGGTCCACAAGGAGTTAGTGGTCCTGCTGGTGTACAAGGGCCGAGCGGACCTCAAGGAGTTAGTGGACCAACCGGACCGAGGGGAATAGATGGTGCTAATTTTTTTACCGCTACAAATATTTCCGGTGGATTTACAGGTAGTATACTAATACAAAGCACCGGTAGTACCACATCATTTATACCTATAGGACCGAATGGATATCTATTACAATCTAATGGAACTACTGCTTCGTGGGTCAGTACTTCAAGTATTATAACCGCTCCTAATAAAGCAACCAAAATATATGTAAACACATTAACTCAATCAGACATAACAGATTATTCTCCTATTATGGTTTCTTCTGTAGGACAATATCTAGATGCTTATTCTCCAGGAAATATAACTTTTAATGGTAGTCAAGGGGTACTTACTGTTCCTGTAGTCACTGCTACCAGTGTGCTAATTACTAGCAGCCAAAATGCTGTTTCTGCACAGACAGGAGCATTGGTAGTTAAGGGCGGAGTTGGTGTAGGGGGTGATATATGGTTTGATGGAAAAATTTATCAAAATGGTTCTGAATTAATCGGAGCAGTAGGGCCACAAGGACCGTCTGGTGCTAGCGGACCAACTGGACCACGTGGTATACAAGGACCTCAAGGACCAATAGGATCAACAGGACCACAGGGACCGAAAGGATCACAAGGACCACAAGGACCAGTAGGGCCAAGCGGACCGGATGGCGCACAAGGGCCACAAGGACCGCAGGGTGTTACCGGACCGCAGGGCGTATCTGGTACATCTATAACTATTATAGGAACTACCGGCACTAGCAGTTCATCGGATATGCAAAGCATTGATCCATCTCCGGTTGCCGGCGATGGTGTTATTGTTTCTTCTACTGGTCATCTTTGGATATATCAAGGTCCAATAAATAATCCCAACTATGGATTCATTGATGTTGGTATGTTTGCTGGGCCACAAGGACCACAAGGAGTTCAAGGACCACAAGGAGTTCAAGGACCAATGGGACCACAAGGACCACAGGGACCGCAAGGTGTGTCAGGACCACAAGGACCGCAGGGACTGCAGGGACCACAAGGACCACAAGGTGTAAGTGGTGTACAAGGACCACAAGGCGTATTAGGGCCACAAGGTGTAACGGGACCGCAGGGACCAATGGGACCGCAGGGCCCTCAGGGTGCCGCAGGGCAAAACGGAACATCTGTAAGAATCATCGGAAGTATTGCGTCTGCTACAACATCTAATTTTATAACGGTAGATCCTATTCCAGTAGCCGGCGATGGATTCCTAGCAGATGATACTGGACATCTTTGGGTATATACCGGTCCTACATCAAATCCATATGACGGATTTACCGATGTTGGAGTTATAAGAGGACCAGTTGGTATACAAGGACCACAAGGCGTAAGCGGACCACAAGGTGTGTCAGGGCCACAAGGTGTAAGTGGTGTACAAGGACCACAAGGAGTTCAAGGACCACAAGGAGTTCAAGGACCAATGGGACCGCAGGGACCTATAGGATTCCAAGGCGTATCAGGGCCACAAGGAGCTGCTAGTACGATTTCCGGACCAAGCGGACCAATTGGATCACAGGGTTTAAGAGGACCAATGGGTCCACAAGGACCACAAGGACCACAAGGACCACAAGGCGTATCGGGTCCACAGGGCGCAACGGGCCCAATTGGACCAAGCGGAACAAATGGTCAAGCCAGTACTGTGAGTGGACCACAAGGACCAAGTGGGCCAATTGGTCCAGTTGGAGCAACAGGACCTCAAGGACCCACAGGACCAATTGGCAATATTGGGTCAACAGGACCTACTGGACCAACAGGACCAGCGGGCGCAGGATCAACTACATCTATTAATGCTTCTTCTAATACATCAGCATTCGAATATGTAGTAGGAGTAGCCTCGGCGGGCTCAAACCAGCCACCTTATATCGTCACAAACTCTAACAGTCAATTTGGATTCAATGCCAGTACAGGATTTGTAGGATTAGGTACTACAGTCCCTATTTCTAAATTACATATCAATGAAACAGGTGGTGCGGCAAGTCAGGTACGAATAGAAGGACATGCCAACTCCGGTATTACTATTACTACCCCTAGTCAGGCAAATGGTGCTTTTGTAGGGTTCGACGGAACTGGTGGATTCCAAATCAATCAGAAGACTGCCGGCCTTCCAATTTATCTTAACTTTAATGGAAGTATAAGATTTTTAGTAACCAGTACCGGTGCTGTTTCTTTTGGTGGAGTTAGCAACTACGGCACCAGTGGACAGCTTTTACAAAGTAATGGCGCAGGGGCTGCGCCGACATGGATATCAACCGGATCAATAATTGCCAGTAGCGCAGGTCAAGTACAGACTGTGTCTCAAACAACCAATGCCAGTTATTACCCAACATTTGTAAGTGCTAATAATGACACGGCTGCTGGCATGAGTGTTTATACCACAAGTAGTTTTGTAATCAATCCAGCAACAGGAAGTGTGGGTATCGGAACTACGACACCAGATACATTTGGAAGATTAGCTGTTGTTTCTACAACAGCCGGCCTAGCAAAAATATCAATCCAGGATAGATCATCGGGAACTGCCACACCAGTATTAGAATTTGGAATAAATGATGCTAATGGATTTAATCAATCTAATGCTGCTCGTATATGGACTACTGCTACCAATTCAACTGTAGCAAGTTTAAATTTTGCTGCTTACAATAATGCAGTTATAACCAGCACACAAATGGTATTAACTGGAGGAAATGTCGGTATTGGTATTACTTCACCAAGTGCCAAACTCAGTGTTGGATCATCTATTGGCTCGGGATCTATTAATGGTTATACAAAACTGCTTGTAGAAGCAACTGATTATGCTGCGGCTACATTTAAGAGTCCTGCTGCGAATTTTAGTCAAATTATATTCACTGATCCAACTACTACTGTATTAGGCCAAATTGCATATTTTAATTCCGGTTATGCAACAGGTACAAATTCAATGGCATTTTATACCAATGGAAATGTTGAACGCATTCGTATCACTTCTGCTGGCGGTATTGCGTTTGGCGGCGCAGCTAATGTTGGTACAAGTGGGCAGATTTTACGAAGTAATGGTGATGCTACTCCTACTTGGGTTAATCCAGGCGCGGTGGCAGGAGCACAAGGACCACAAGGACCACAAGGTGTAAGTGGGCCACAAGGACCTCAAGGCTCTCAAGGAACTGCTGGTACAGCAGGCGCTGCTGGACCACAAGGACCGCAAGGTGTAAGTGGACCACAAGGACCGGTCGGCGGAGCAGGAACTGTAGGAGCAACTGGACTACAAGGACTAACAGGCTCTCAAGGAATCGCAGGAGCAACTGGACCACAGGGTCCTACCGGGCCAGCGGGTGGCGCGGGCACTGTTGGGTCAACTGGGCCACAAGGACCGCAAGGGGTATCAGGTGTCGCAGGCGCAGCTGGATCAACTGGCCCACAAGGACCGCAGGGCGTAAGTGGACCGCAGGGACCTTCGGGCACAGGAGGTTCAGGTGGAGCAACAGGATTAGGCTACAGTGGATTGACCTCTACCACGAGCGTGGCGATGGGAACAGGATCTAAATCATTTACTGTAAACCAAGCAGCAGGAACAAATGCATATATAATCGGCGATCGTGTTCGAATTGTAAGTACCTCAAGTCCCGCAAACTACATGGAAGGTGCCATAACTGCCTACGCAACTAATCTATTGACAGTCAATATCGATTATGTTGTGGGCAGTGGAACCATTGCCATCTGGGGCTTTTCGATCACTGGAGCACTTGGATCTACCGGACCTACTGGACCCGCTGGTAATACAGGACCTGCCGGAGCAGCTGGTAATGCCGGTACTAGTGGATCTGCCGGTCCCCAAGGACCTCAAGGGGTCCAAGGTAATCAGGGACCGGCAGGCCCAGCAGGCCCGCAGGGCAATACAGGTGCTACTGGGCCTCAAGGACCACAAGGACCACAAGGACCACAAGGCAATCAAGGTAATCAAGGGGTCCAGGGTAATACAGGTGCAACAGGTCCAGCAGGACCCGGTACATTAACTAGCGGAACTGCTAATAATGTAGCATACTATAGCGCGGCTCAAACATTAACCGGATCATCTAAGTTAACCTGGGATGGAACACAACTATCAGTTAACGGATTGATTGTTGGTAAAACTAATACCGGCGGAGATTATTCTGCATCCAATGACACAGGTTCAATGAGTGTACGGGGAGATCAAAATAATGCTGCGATAATTTCATTCCATCGTCCGGGCAATTATGGGATCAACATGGGTCTTGATACCGATAATGTTTTCAAAATTGGTGGATTCAGCGCCGGTACTACATATGTAGGGGTAAAAGATGGTAACTTATTAACAACTGGTAGAGCTGCAATTGGTGCCACAGCCGTTGAAAACAATGCTAGATTAGTAGTTCAAAACTCTACTGACCAGAATGTTGCTTGGTTTAAAAATTATAGTGGAACAAGAGCAGCACCAATAGAAAATGCAGATTGGCCATGGCCTGTTTTAGCCTTAAGTGCCTATGGTGATTACTACCGGCAAACAATGCTGTCATTTACCTTGCCAAATGATGCCAAAGGAGCCGACGGCGGAGTTGGTAACGCCAGTATATGGCACACAGACGATAGTGTTTGGAATTTTAGACTTAATGGTGTTACTGCCAGTGGGTGGGATAACAACGGTAATACTACTCCAAGAACTGTATCAAATTCCGATGTGGGTCTTGAACTTTTAGGCCCGGGTAATTTGCGTATTGGTACTTCCGCTGCTAAAAATATATATTTTAGGACTAACGGCACAGATAGGGCCTATATTGACTCCAGTGGTAATATGAACATAACAAACTCATTAACTGTAACAAGCGGTAACACCACAGGAGGCGGCCTCATTTTAGGCGACGATGGAGATATTGTTGACTTAAATGATGGATACGCTTCGATGCGATTTAGCAACGGTGTTAGAGTTTATTCGGCCAAATCTGGTGGATCAACAGCTATTTCATTACTCAGCAATGGATCGATTGAAATGGTCGGTAATATGGTAATTAATAATAGCTCACCGACTATATATCTACAGGATACAGATCATAGATCGGCGATGATACATTGTAATGGCAATACATTTTATATATTAAGAGGTAGTGGAAATAACTCTTTATCATGGGCAACAGTCGGGAACCAGTGGCCGATGCAGATTAATTTAGAAAACAACGATGCAACCTTTGGTGCCAATGTTACAGCATATTCCGATAGAAAGATTAAGAAAAATATTGTTACCATTGATAATGCGTTGGAAAAAACTTTAAAATTGCGTGGTGTTTATTTCAATAGAATATCAGATCCAGATGATGATCTTCGTGACTGCATTGGAGTTATCGCACAGGAAATACAACAAGTATTACCGGAAGTTGTAATTTCAAACATAAATCCAGAAACAAAAGAAGATATATTATCTGTTGATTATGGTAAAATAACATCATTGTTAATTGAAGCAATTAAAGAACAAAATGCTATCATTGAACAACAACAAAAACAAATAGATCAGATCAATGTAGAATTATTGGCATTGAAGTAGTCGAAGAATTAGAAAATAAAGTCAAAGAACTCGAAAAAAGAGTGTCATAAAAACTGAACAATAAATACAACGAAATATAATAACAGGAGTGCTAAATTGTCAATCACAACCCCTTTAATCAACGGAATCGACGCAAGTTATCCTGTGGCTGGAAAAAATAACGACAGTGAAGGATTCCGTTCAAATTTCAACTTGATAAAAACAGCCATGCTGGCCATTGACAGTACTCTTACCACAATGGTTGCCAGAGTAGGGTCTCTTAGCGCCACAACCGTTAATGTTAATGCTCCGTTGGTAACAGGGACACATGTAATCGCAGTAGAAGACATTACCGTAGGCGGAACAAATGTTATCAGTACCGGCGATAATTTTACTACCATAATTACTGCTAACGGTCAAAGCGGGGCAATATCTATGGTTCCTGCTGCATTTACTGTACAGACCACAGGTGCCCTGACCGATAGTCCCGGCGATAGTTGGGCCAATAGATTTGGAGTCACTGATGCTTCAAATATCTCAGTCGGCGCCACATACAAATTAAGCACATTTCATGCCGGTGTTACATACACCGTGGCAAGCGTCGATGTTGGAAATAATATCATCACTGCTGCTACTACTGCTACTGTTCCGTTATTTACAGTTGGAGATTCCGTCACATTCACAAATCCGTTTTTTGGAGGAATGGCTCAAGGAGCAAGTCAAACAGATCTTGCCATTGTGAACAGTTCACTTACAAATACTGTGGCATCAATGACAGGTGATACCTTTGCCAATGTCTATGCCAATGGTTCCAGATACAACTCATATGGCAAAAGAACTGTGTCTAGTAGTGCTCCAAGCGGCGGCAATAATGGAGACATCTGGTATCAGGTATCATAATGGCCCTACATGTAAAAGATTCTGGTGCTTGGAAACAGGTCAATGTGGCCTATATAAAAGATGGCGGACAATGGAAACAGTGTAACGATGTCTATATAAAAGATAACAATACTTGGAAATCTGCATTTTATGTTCCTGGTGCTGCTAACTTTATTGCCAACTCCGGAGCACGTAATAATTCTACTTCCCCCGGATCAACATATTCAACCGCATATACCTGGACCGTACCAATAGGAGTACATACCATTTATGTCAAAGGTGTCGGCGGTGGCGGTAACAGCGGAGCATATCACGATGGTGGATATGGAGAACATGCTCGTCTAGGCGGACCCGGGGGCGGTATAACCGGAGTGACTATTCCTGTCACGCCCGGGGATGTCATTAGTGGTACAGCCGGAGGCGGTGGCGGAGCCGGATATTATAATGGAACAGATAATTGGGGATACGGAGGCGCCGGCGCACCTACCACATTTTATTACAAAGGCACATTGATATTCACAGCCAATGCCGGCGGCGGGCCAGGATCGGCAGGCAGCGGAACACTAAATGTAGGAACCTACGGTGGAACAGTAGTGTCCGGAACAGCCCCTAGTAATACCTTTAATACCAGTGATGGTAGCAATGTTGGAAGTCCATATAACCCCTGGGTATATGTCGATGTCGGAGCAGCAGGAACCAGTACAGCAGATATAGGGTCGCAGTCCGTTGCTCCTGATAGCGGCATGACAAATTATACTCGACTGGGATTAGGACAATTTCCAGGTTGGGTTCGTATCACTTGGTAATCACAATGTTTCACCCTTTATTAGAAAATGTCAGTAAATTGAAAGATCAAGATCTTGAAAACAAGATCATGGATCTCACCAACAAATACCATATTGCCATGAGATTAGGACAAGGCGGAATCGCGCAACAGATCGTGATAACTTTAGAAGCCTATAGAAGTGAACAACAAACACGTCAAGCTGAATCTATTAAAGAAATGGATAAACGACAGAAAAAGCAAGGTCTCTCCGATCTTATAAATGTCGATTAACATGCATCAATTTAATTGGCCTATTTCTTTTGCCTGTACACTGATTACAGATAATGCTGTGTTACCTAACACATACATGATCAATATCAGTATAGAACCTATAGAAAATCCTCAAAATGTAGTTCCAGTTGGTTTTAAAAAGATAAGACATTTTACAGAAAATTATCTCCATAATAGTGTATTCATCAATGCCGATCATCCCCTGACAGAATCATTGGTTTCACTAGATACAAATTTGGTAATATTTCCAGCAGAACCATATGACTACTTTGTAGGTGGAATACTGTGTAAAAAATTACGAGCAATATCTGCCAAATACTTTGACATTGAATTTATAACCATTGACAGCGCCATAGGAGATCATATACAATATTGTATCGACGATCCAGAAGAATGTGGATTAGATCTCAAAGGTGACTATTGGTGGAATATGGATTCTGTAAGTACAGGTATTGATAACAGCACAGAATGGAGCGATTTAAATATCGACGACGGCCCACGATTTGAACCTCGAATCATCAAGGGCGGAAAGAGTGAAAACTAATCAATACGGACAAATACAAATATCCGAGCAAGAGGCGTTTGAAGTCTTATACTTGCAACGGATCGATACATTGGAAAATGTGTTTCTTGATACCGATACTGTAATTAATCAATATAATAGTGCGTGTGATCTAAATGCCGATCGTGTACCAAGACTGGAGCATTTACCAAATTTAGACATATCGGTACAGCAGTTTGATAGAAATTTACAAGATAACTGGTTCATGCCCGAAAGTTATCGGACATTTGATATAGGGGAATACTTGTTTTCTCTATGTAAAAATGATATAGAAATTAACAGAGTATCAGAAGAGTTGAAACTATTTGTTCAATATGACATGATTACCTTACTGTGTTATCTTAAATACTTGGTAGACACCATGAGAGAAAATAACATTGTATGGGGAGTAGGGCGCGGTAGTAGTGTAGCCAGTTACTGCTTATACTTGTTAGGTGTACACAAAATTGATTCAATAAAATTCTCATTAGATATAAGAGAATTTTTAAAATAGGAGAAAAAAATGACATATAAAACTATGCAAGGCAGAGAAATCGATATGGATAAACTTGCCATGAAAAATGAATTGGTTCCAGCAGTGGGCAATATGAAGGTCAACGCTCGCGGAGACCAAATTGGAGACGGCGGGAAAATCGTCAAGAAACGCGAAGATATCGTTGCTGAATATTACGAAACAAATCCCAAGGCCAAACGTTCTAGTATCCCTCAAACCATTCCTGAACCAAAATCCGATACTGTGGCAGAATCCAAGACGGTTGTAGAAAAACCAAAAAAACAAACCCCAGAGGAATAAATGAAACCAGTAACAGGAAAAATAATTCCACTATATGACAAGATACTTGTCACTGATATGGAATTTGGAATGGAGAAAACAGCCAGCGGTATATACTTTCTGTCTGATGATGGTAAAAGTGCTGGCATTCATCCACGCTGGGCTCGTGTATGGGCAATTGGACCAGATCAACAAGATGTCAAGGTAGGCGAATGGGTCTGCGTTGAACACGGTAGATGGACCAGAGGTATTGAATACAGAAACGATGCAGGAGAAGATATCACTATCCGTATGGTGGATAATAATGCTATCATGATGTCAGCTGATGAAAAACCCTATGATGTTGATCGTCGAGAAGCAGTTGGTGCTGGATCTAACTTCAACTTCAATATACCGGGCATGTGATTGCCAATACATTGAACAAAGGGCTTGACAGGCCCTTTTTTTACGACTATAATATATTATGAAGACACGCGAACAAATTATTACCGGTATGTGCATGACTTACAGGCACGACTACGGACTGGACAAACATCCCGACGATGCCGATTTCGTAGCAGGCATGACAGGCTCTCAACGCAAAGCATTATGGAATCAAATGGCTCAAATATTTGATAACGATATTTGGCCGCATATGATATTTCGACACGGGGATGATTGGAAATGATTTTCAACAAAGTAAAACAACTAAAACAAGATGGCCTGAAGATTGGTATTACTTTTAGTACCTTCGATCTGCTTCACGCTGGACACATTGCCATGCTAGCCGAAGCTAAGAACCATTGCGATTATTTGATCGCAGCACTACAAACCGATCCTACAATAGATCGCCCAGATAGTAAAAATCCCCCAGTACAAAGTATCGTAGAACGACAGATACAACTCAGCACCAATCGTAACGTGGACGAAGTAGTTGTATATCAGACTGAAAAAGACCTCGAAGACCTCTTGCTTATCTTGCCTGTAGATGTTAGAATATTAGGTATAGAGTATGCGGACAAAGAATTTACAGGTAAAGAAATCTGTAAGAAGCGTGGAATTGAAATCGTCTACAATGGGCGTGATCATTCCTTTAGTAGTAGCAGTCTACGCAAACGTGTAGCAGAAGCAGAAAGGAACAAGAAATGAAAGAATTTACAGTCAAAGAGGATGCCGCATTTAGACTCCGAGTTAAGTCATGGAAATGTCTTACACCAAATAATCTTAATGCCGTTGAATTTATTCAAGAATGTATGAAGGATGGTGCGGTTAACTTTGCATCAACATATCAGTTTTTCATGACCGACGAAGATATGAAAACCCTAGCACAAGGACTAACAGCATGAACTGGTTAAAACGACGACTACGGGTTTGGGCATTTAGTTCTGATGAAAATGAAAAGAAAACATCGAGAGGACTTGTGGTATCTGCAGATAGTGAAACACTTAGTTCAGAACCCATGCGGTTGAGTATCTATCGTGCCAACGGTGGTACCATTGTCGAGACTCGTACATATGACCGTCAGAAAGATCGCAGTCAAAATCAACTACATATTGTAGGCAATGACGAAGATCTTGGTCGCAGTCTAAGCAAAATCATTACCATGGAGACATTGCGTGGATAACTTTGAAGTACAACCCAAAGACACAAGTCGCGGACATTTTTATGTCAGTATCGTAAAGAGTTTTGTGAGGATATTTGCCGGTATTGCCCTAATCAATGGCAATGTTCCCATCGCCGGATTGAGTCTTATAGCAGCTGAACTATTAGGCATTATCGAGGAGTTGGTATAAAATGTATGATAAAGAAGCAGTGATAAAGCGTATGAACGAACTGATGGAACCAATTGATCGTCAGATCATGATGAGTGACAACAGACAAGAATTATTAATGTTGGCATGTGCTATGCAACAACGAACAAGAGAGATATATGATGCTGAACTTGGCATCGAAGGTAGGAAACAAATGTTCAAGGACTATGTATGATTGAATTGTGGGTTGAGAAATATCGTCCAAAAACTGTCAGCGACTATGTATTCAGAGATGACGCACAGCGTAGACAAGTTAACTCTTGGATCAAGGATGGTAGCATCCCTCATCTATTGTTGAGCGGTGCGGCTGGCATTGGCAAGACCACATTGGCTCGAGTCCTATGCCATGAACTCAACATCGAAGAATATGATGTATTGGAGATCAATGCGTCGCGTGATAATAATGTAGAAACAGTAAGAGACAAAATCATCAACTTTGTTCAGATGATTCCGTTTGGTCCTTTTAAGGTGGTACTATTAGATGAAGCAGATTATCTCACTCCTAACGCACAGGCCATACTTCGCGGAGTCATGGAAACCTATAGCAATCATAGTAGATTTATTCTTACTTGCAATTATCCTAATAGGATTATTCCTGCCCTTCATAGTAGATGTCAAGGGTTCCACATTGAACGTACTGATCTTACTGAGTATACTGCTCGCGTGGCTACTATTCTTGTGGAGGAGGCTGTAGACTTTGACCTCGATGTATTAGACACATATGTCAAAGTAGCATATCCAGATTTGCGTAAGTGTATCAACATGGTACAGCAAAATGTCAGCGACAGTCGACTACAAACTCCCACAGCAGGTGAAGAAGGTATTAGCGACTACAAGATTGAAATGGTTGAGTTGTTCAAGAAGGGAAAGATCAAAGAGGCACGTACATTGCTGTGCGGGCGCGCTCGTCCCGAAGAAATAGGTGACATCTTTAGATGGATGTATGACAACTTGGATTTATTTGGTAAGTCCGAAGAACAAAAAGATTCAGCATTGTTGATTATCAAACAGGGATTAGTTGATCATACTATTATAGCCGATCCTGAAATTAATTTGTCAGCCACTCTTACCAAATTGGCTAGGTTACAATAAAAACCGCACAGTCGATGCAGGTCGAAACTGTGCGGTTGGCTCTTTTTGTTAAGTTAAGTTAAGTTAAGTGCAGATCTTTATTCAGTCTCCTTATATATAGATAAAACTTCACGTACTACAGGATGTCTTTCTACATCCTGTGTCTCAAACCTGGCCATAGCAATCATTCGGTAATCACCTCCTTCTCCGAATAGAGAGCAAAATTCTAGTAAACCGTTTTCACGAGGACGGTCGGCTTGGTTTAAATCTCCTGTTACTACCATACGACTATTATCGCCTAGTCTAGTCAATAGCATTTTCATTTGGCTAGGTGTGGCATTTTGCATTTCGTCTGCGATAACGAAAGCATTCTTAAATGTTCTACCTCTCATGTATGCCAATGGTGATATTTCAATAGCACCATCTTCTAACATTTCTGCTATTTCCTTTGGATGATAGTAATCTTCAAAAACATCCATTATGGGTCTTGTCCAGGGCTCCATCTTTTGATTTAGTGTTCCTGGTAAAAATCCATGATCTTCATCTACACTTACAGCTGGCCTTGTGATAATAATTTTCTTAATCACCCCCTCTTTATATAGTTTAATGGCCATTTGTACACCCAACATAGTTTTACCCGTGCCTGCTGGGCCGATGGCAAAAACAATGTATTTTTTGGGATTTTTTAACAATTCTAGATACTTTTCTTGCGATAAATTACGCGGAACGATTAGAACTTGTTGCTTTTTTTTCAAATAAGGCTTGATGGGTATCAAGTTATTTGTATCAGTGCTAAATCGAGGATCTCGACTAGCGGTCTGATTTCTTTCTGTTCTTCTAGCTTTGGGCAATTTTTACCTCCTTGGTGAAGATCGACCTGCACAGATATTTACAAATTATCTATAAAAAGGTTCCAAAACGATATCAAATTGAACCATAACCCAAGAACATACTCAAGCATAAATAATAACATAAAGAGAACCACTATGCATGACATTATTGACGTAATCAAAAACATACAAACACTCAGTGAAAATAATGATGCGTTCCGTGTCTTGAAAGACTTTGAACGTGTATTGGACGAGTTAGACATCTATGTTTTTAAAAACTGGGAGGACGGCGAACTAGTATCGGGCCCCGATGTTGATCGTTATAGTGTTCGCTGTGCTTTTATGTGGACTCATGAAGAGATGCCAGATCCTGAAGGCGCCAAAAGACTTTATGACTATGGGTGTCAAGTGGTTTATAAAAAAGAACATATACTGATTCCTAGAAAAATCAAAGACCCTGGCGACTATCGCCCAGGTACCAAGAAAGGCAAGATCGATGCTCATCCAATTTGGATTGTGGAAATCACCATGCCTAAGAAATTGATGCAAGATGTCTATATTGGAAAAGAAAATCAAGAACACAATCGTATGGCAGAATTCATGCGTTATAAAAATGATACCACAGTAGAATCGGGCGAAGTAGCACAGGAGGCTCCAGATGAAGAACCAGCAAAAATATAATTTATCCGAAGGACTTAGATCCGGAGATCTCAAAGAACTGGTAAGCGATCTCTTTACAGTAGATCAATACCGCAGCAAAATGGGCGAGGATAGAGATATCGTTGTATTGGGATTCAGCGTTCGAGAGAAAAATCCAGCGGTTGATCTAATGGAATTTATCGAAAAAGGGTATGCTTACATTCTAGATGCCGATATGAGCACAGGCGAAGAATCAGATGGAAAATATCAAGTTTTTGTAGAAATGGAAAGAACTAAAGAACTTCCTTCACAATTGAAACATCTATTAGATGGTATCGGACAATTAACAGGCAATAGAGATTGGCGTTTTAGATATCAAAAGGCCAATTCCAGTTTGCCATTCAATGAAGAAACTGTGATGGAAAATATTCCATTGAGCCAAGAAGATTACGATTCTAAAATCACAGAAATTAAAACATCCGATCTTAAAGGATTCTTTAATCAAGGAACAGTAGAGTTAACACTCGAATCCAATAGTATGATTAGATTTAACAAGGTCTATTCAGGGGAAATATCTGCTAAATTCATTGCCATCGGTGACTACGAAGATGTTAAAAATATAGTACCGGGCGCAATATCATTAGATGAAAGCAGTCAAACACAAGTACTGTTTTTAAATAAATTCTTAGGCAACTACGAGATCAACAAGATTGGTAATAAATTCTTGATCAAGAATGGCAACCAAGCAGTGGTATTAGAAAAAGATAGGTGGTAACATGTGGTTAATGAATTTCATGCCCGATTGGATATTCCATGCTATACTGTTAGCAGGTTCATTAGGACTAATATCTAGTTTTATATTAAATTTTATTCCTGCCTTCAAACTCTATCATTTACCACTACAGGTCGTCTCTGTATTGCTAATTGGGTTAGGTATTTGGTTCGAGGGTGCCATGAGCAATCAAGCAGAATGGGAAGCTAAGGTAAAAGATCTTGAAGTCAAGGTAGCAGAAGCACAGGCACAAAGCCAAGAAACAAATGTCAAAATCGTAACTAAAACAGTTAAACAAATTGAAATAGTTCGAGAGCGAGGACAGGACATTGTCACATACGTGGATAAAGAAGTTGTCAAAGATAGAGAGGTTGTCAAGTTCGTAGAGAATTGCCCTATACCCGAAATCATTATCAGCACACATAATGCAGCAGCATTGAATAAAATCATCGAGGAGAAGAAATGAACTTGATTAAATTATTCGTATTAGTAATCTTTATCATACTGGCATTTTTAGTGACAGGATGTAGCACTACAGTTCCTGTGACTCAAAGATTTCCGGATGCTCCTGTATTGATATTAGAAAAATGTCCGCCGCTAAAAACAATCGAAGGTGAAAAAGTTTCTATTACTGATCTTATTAAAACTGTGACCCAAAACTATACCACATATTACGAGTGTGCAGAAAAGAATAATGCTTGGGTAGAATGGTATCAATCACAGAAACCCATATTTGAGAAAGCAGGAAAATAAATATGGAAGAAAGTCAGGCGGTATTAACAGAGATATTTAATAAGTCAAAAGATACGGCTGTTAAAGGTGCTGCTGAGGCTGCTATACAATATACTAATGCCTTTAACAATAGTGTTATAGATAAAGTCGAATACACAAAACTCATGTCTTTTATTGTAGATACCAATAACGTAAACAGAAATATAAAAAATCTTAAAGTAATGGACGAAATGAACAACTCCATTTTGAAACTTATAGATATTTCTCAAAATAAATAAATTAAAAGGTAATCACATGTCAAATTTTATTTTAATCAAAGAGCAACTGGCAAAAATCATACCAGGTAATCCGCACATTGATCATTGGTATGGTGCTCTAGAACAAGCATTGCCAGATTACGATATCAATACGCCTCACCGCGTAGCAGCATTCCTTGCTCAATGTGCTCACGAGTCGGGCGGATTCACTGCCATCAAAGAAAACTTAAATTATCGTGCTGCTACATTAAGAAAAGTATTTCCTAAATACTTTACTGACGCAGCAGCTGAAGCATATGCCGGCAAACAAGAAATGATTGCCAATCGTGTGTATGGCAACAGAATGGGAAATGGTCCAGAAGAATCAGGTGACGGGTATCGTTATTGTGGACGCGGCTTGATCCAACTTACAGGTAAACAAAATTATCAAAATTTTGCCGATAGTTTACAAATGGCAGTAGAAGATGTTCCTGAGTATCTTGCCACATTCGAAGGTGCTGTACAAAGTGCCTGCTGGTTCTGGGAAAGCAACAACCTAAATCAATTTGCCGATACAGGCGATATCCTAACAATGACCAAACGCATCAACGGTGGTACTATTGGATTAGAAGATCGTATCAAACACTACGAACACGCACTACATGTATTAGGAGCATAACATGTCAACACAAGAACATGATATTGAAGCATTAGTTAAAGATGTAAAAGAACTAAGAGAAACTCAGATGGCTGCCGCCAGCAAAGGCGGCCTGGTTGAAAAGATAACCTTTGCAGGCATACCCATCATGTTTTCATGCATAGTGTATCTCATGACGGCATTGAGTGCAGCCAGTCATGATCTTACTGTGCTACAAAGCAAAATCAATGTGGTAGTGAGTGCTGAG